CTTCGGATACGGACCGCCAATAACATCTTTGTCAGATGTAACAAGTCGCATTGCCGAACTGCGTAAAGAAGGTAACGCAATTTACCTGAACAGCCGCACTCTGGATGACGGTCGCAAAGTTTCTTTCTACCGTTTGGGCAAACCAACTAAAGCAGTTGTTGCTGCTGGTGTTGAGGCTCTTCGTGCTGAAGGTATCAACGCTTTTGCCTAAAATAGTTTAGGTTCTGGTGGGGTGGAAGCATATATATAATGTGTGCTTCCACTCTTTTTTTATGGATAAATTATGCAAATACAACTAAACGCTGAAGAACTCAAAAAAACAAAACTGTTTGTAGCAACCCCGATGTATGGCGGTATGTCACATGGACTGTATGTAAAATCCTGTCTTGACTTACAAACTACGATGATGCGTTACGGTGTTGAAGTGAAGTTCTCCTTCCTTTTCAACGAATCTCTCATCACACGTGCAAGAAATTATTTGGTAGATGAATTCCTTCGCACAGACTTTACCCATTTATTGTTTATCGATTCTGATATTCATTATAATCCACAAGATATTCTGGCACTGATTGCACTTGACAAAGATGTTATTGGCGGTCCGTATCCGAAGAAGTCTATCAACTGGAATAACATTGCAGAAACAGCCCGTAAACATCCAGACCTGAATCCAAAAGAACTTGAGAATCTGGTTGGTGAGTATGTATTCAATGTCGTTGCAGGAACACAACAGTTCTCTGTAACTGAACCATTAGAAGTGATGGAAATTGGAACTGGTCACATGCTTGTTAAACGTCACGTGTTTGATAAGATGGCAGAACAATATCCAACCATTCGTTACAAACCAGACCATGTTGGTCAGGCAAACTTTGATGGTTCACGATACATTCATGCATACTTCGATACTGTAATCGACACTAAAGATTCTATCGTTGGTGGTGGTTCAGATCGTTATCTGTCAGAGGATTATATGTTCTGTCAGATGTGGCGTAAGATGGGTGGACAAATCTTCTTATGTCCGTGGATGAGAACACAACACATCGGTACCTATGCATTTACTGGTAACATGCCAGCAGTTGCACAGTATACTGGTAAGTTGTGATTGATTACAAATACAATGAAGAACGTATTCTAAAAGAAATAAAAGAATACGTTGACGCCACTTACGGTGAACACTATTCACAAAATAAATTTCAGGCAACTGAGTTTATTATGGACAGTGGTCACGGTGAGGGTTTCTGTATCGGTAATATCATCAAGTATGCTCAGAGATACGGCAAGAAAGATGCACACAACCGAAAAGACTTGATGAAAGTCTTACACTATGCTATCATGGCTATACACAATCATGATTTGACAAGGAAATAATTATGAAACTTTCTAATGATACTCTAAGTATCTTGAAAAACTTTGCTTCAATCAATCAGGGAATATATTTTAAGAAAGGTAAAACGATTCGCACCGTTTCTACTGGCAAAAATATCATGGCTGAAGCAATAGTGAGTGAAGAAATTCCAACTGAGTTTGGAGTTTATGATTTGAACAATCTTCTTTCTGTTATCTCCCTACACAAAGAAGAACCGACTTTTGATTTTGAAGATAATAATATTCTTATCTCAGGATTGAAAGGTCGTAGCAAAATCAGATATCGTTTCTGTGCTGCTAGTATGATAGTTACCCCTCCCGATAAAACAATCGAGATGCCTAATCCAGAAATATCATTGAAACTTTCTGGTGAAGATCTTGATTGGGTTCTCCGAGCTGCGAATGTTCTATCATCCCCATTCATTGCCGTTGAATCGAATGGTAGTAAAGTCTTTGTGAAAACATTTGATTCTACTAATGATGCTGCACACACTGATTCGATTGAGATTGCTGAAGGTAATGGTGATATCTATTGCATGATATTCAAAACAGAAAATCTCAAAGTGATTTCTGGTGGTTATTCCGTCAAGATTTCATCAAAAGGTATCGCAAACTTCAAACATGAAACTGCCAACATTCAGTATTGGATTGCAACTGAAAACGGTTCTAAATTTGACAAGGCGAAAAAATAATATGGCATTGAAAATGTTTACGAATGCTTCACAAGGATTTGAGGATCAGTCTATTGCTATCAATCCTGACATTGTTGCAGCAGTATTTGAGTTGATTGCACCAGATAATAATATCAAACTTCAAATGCGTACAGTAATTTTTGGAGTCAATGGAACAGATTGGCATGTCAAAGAACCTTATCTTGAAGTTGTTGCTCGTTTAAATGAACCTAATTGAATTCGGTGACTGCCGTGAAACAATGCGTAGGTGGGCAGCAGAAGGAATCAAAGCCCAAACCTGCATAACAAGTCCGCCCTATTATGGTCTGCGTGATTACGGTCGTGATGGACAGATAGGTTTAGAAGAAACTCCACAGATGTATGTGGATGCAATGGTAGAAGTATTTCGTTGCGTATGGGATGTGCTTGAAGATGATGGCACTCTATGGTTGAACATTGGTGACACTTACTACAACTATCGTGGTAGGACTGATGCCTTTTGCAAACAGACTGTTTCTAAAACCATGCAAGATTTACCATCACATAGTCCAACTCGAAACAATAAGTTGGAAGGTTTGAAAGGTAAAGACTTAATTGGTATACCGTGGATGCTTGCCTTTGCACTTCGTGCTGATGGTTGGTATCTGCGTCAAGATATCATCTGGCACAAACCAAACCCAATGCCTGAATCAGTTAAAGACCGTTGTACAAAAGCACATGAGTATATTTTTCTGTTGAGTAAATCGGACAAGTATCATTTTGATTCTGTCGCAATAGAAGAACCGATACAAGATGTGACTGCATTACGAATGCTTCGTGGTTTAAGTGACACACACAAACTTGTAAATGGAGCACCAGGACAAACAAAGCACACGATGAATCAACCTCGACCCAATGTGCGTAAAGAGTTTGACAGTAGTATGGGTGGTGGTGGAACAAGTTTTGTTGGTCACAGTGGATACAAAAAAGCAGATGGCACATTGATGATTAAACCTACACGAAACAAGCGTAGTGTTTGGACTGTCAATACCAAACCATTTAAGGGCGCACATTTTGCAGTGTTCCCCGAAGAGTTAATTGAACCATGCATACTGGCGGGTGCTCCTTCTAATGGCATCGTCCTAGACCCCTTCATGGGTTCTGGTACGACAGCAGCAATGGCAGTAAGACTTGGACGACAATATTTGGGATGTGAACTCAATGAAGATTATAAACCACTTCAAGAAAGTCGCATCGCAAAAGAACATAAATCTACACTGGAAGAATTCTTTACATGATTGCCGTAAATATACTTGACTACTAGCGTAGATGGCGATATAATAGCAATACAGTTGAGAGAGAGTGACCGACTTTCAACTGATGATGTGCAGGTCTTATTCTAACCATACCTCGTATATTATTCTCAATCTGGTGTTTACCATGCTGACAATGATTTATCAGGATTTATAAATTGAAAGGTCATAATTATGACAGAAAAAAATGATGATTTATTTTCAAAAATATCTTCGTTTGAATCAGCACTCGATGCTGCTACTCTCGATGCATATATCCCTCCTGTAAAGTTCAAAAAACTGAAAGAATCTCCAAAAGAGTTTACAAGCAAACCTGTAAAGTTAAAAGGTTTTATTTGGAAAGGTCGTTATAAAGTTCGATTCGATCAAATAGGATTTGATAAAATTCATGGAGTTGGTCAAGGTGATCGTGCTAATGGTAAAGATGAAAAACATATCGAAGAATTAACTAATAGTATCGATAAACAAATTGATTTCACAGAACCTGTACCAATATTAAAACGCTCAATGCACGTTGGTGATTCAGCAGAAACTCCAACACCCTATGCATTATGTGAAGGTTTTCATCGATACCAATCTTTAGTAAAATTAGGATATGGTGAGTGGGTGTTTGACATTTATGACTATGCCCCACAAAATGAATATGGTTTAACTGAACTGGCTGCAACTGCGCTTATTCAAGCACAGTGCAATGGTAAACATAAACCAAATAAAGCTAATTCAGAAGAAGATGTATCTCATATCAT